GCGATATGGTCTAGACCATGAGATCCCAGACTATTGCGCTGCACTACATCATCTAAAGACTAAGGGTTGGCAGTAATGGCTAAGCGAGGAGATCCGAGATTAAGCCGAGACTACAAAGCATTCAGGTTAAAGGTGCTAGCGCGTGACCAATGGTCATGCTTCTATTGCTCAGCACCGGCAACTACAGTCGATCACATCATTCCAATAAGCAAAGCACCTGACTTGGTGATCAACTATGAGAACGCAGTCGCTTGCTGTACCAGTTGCAATAGCAGCAAGGGCAGCCGTAATCAGGCCAATTTTTTAGGTAGAGTGCCTACCCCCCCTGTCTTTTCGTCCTTCCTCTCTCCGACACAGTCCAAAATCCACCAAGACAGTCCGTTTACAGCCAAACCGATCGGGAATGATCCCGATGCCGGCTAAACGCTCCAGAGCGGTGCGAGGGGCAACCGAGCCTAGACTCCACAGCCCTTACCTTAAAGGCGCATCTAAGGTTGACGATGTAATCGAACTAGCAAACCTCATCAAAATGCCCTTATTGCCTTGGCAGGAGTTCGTATTGCGCGACATGCTGCGCGTAGATAAGAAGGGCATGTGGATCCGCAAGACGAACTTGCTACTGGTCGCAAGACAGAACGGAAAGACCCACCTAACGCGCATGGTGATCCTTGCTCACCTGCTCAAGTGGGATAGCAAGAACATCATCATCGCTTCATCAAACCGCTCAATGGCACTCGACACCTTTCGCCAAGTAGCCAGCGTGTTTGAGCATAACGAGAACCTAATGGCGCTAGTCAAGGCTATTCGCTATGCAAACGGTACCGAGTCGATCGAGATGAAGGACGGCAGGCGTTTAGATGTCGTAGCAGCAACCAGAGACGGCTCACGCGGTCGAACTGCTGATGCGCTGTTCCTCGATGAAGTTCGTGAATGGTCTGAGGAAGGCTATCGAGCGGCGATGCCGGTAACTCGCGCTAGACCTAACGCTCACACCTTCCTAACCTCAAATGCTGGAGATGCTTTTAGCGTTGTGTTAAACCAACTACGCGAAAGAGCGCTAGATAATCCACCAAAATCCTTTGGGTTCTACGAATATAGCGCGCCACAGTATTGCAAGATAGATGATCTCCAGTCATGGGCTATGGCTAACCCTGCACTTGGCTACACGATCACAAAGGAGTCGCTAGCCGAGGCTGTGGCTACTAGCCCGATAGAAAACACTCGCACAGAGTTGTTATGCCAGTGGATCGACTCCCTAAGCAGCCCGTGGCCTCATGGCATTCTTGAGGAGACTAGCGATAGCGAACTTCAGATCCCTGTTGGCGGATATACAGTCTTTGGCTTCGATGTTTCACCTTCTAGGCGTAATGCTTCACTCGTTGCTGGTCAACTTCTGCCAGACGGTCGCATAGGTGTTGGCATATTGCAGACTTGGGAAAGCGCAGTCTCAGTTGATGACTTAAAGATCGCAGCCGACATAAAAGCATGGGCGGATCAGTATCGACCACGCCAAATCTGTTTCGACAAGTACGCAACCCAGTCGATCGCCGAGAAGTTGGCTAATGCTGGTTGCATAGTCCAAGACATCTCAGGCCAGCAGTTCTATCAGGCCTGCGGAGACTTGCTCAACGGTTTAGTAACTCACAAAGTAGTTCACAATGGACAAGCAAACCTAATACAGCAGATGAATAACTGCGCAGCCAAAGTCAATGACTCGGCTTGGCGTATTGTTAAGCGAAAGTCCGCCGGTGATATCTCTGCACCGATCGCATTGGCTATGGTTGTGTCAATGTTGATGAAACCACAACAGGTAGCGGCTATCTACACCGAATGACCTACATCTAGTGTATAATTGCACCCTATGGGTATCTTTTCGCGCAAACCGCTAATCGTAGAAGCGCAAGCAGCGCCACAGGTAATGGGCGAAAACTTACCCTCACTTTATAACAGCCTAACCCTTCGCGTATCGCGTAAAGATGCTATGAGCGTTCCTTCTGTTGCTCGCGCTCGTAACTTGATCTGTGGAACTGTTGCTTCTATACCGCTTGAGTATTACAACAAGCGCACCGGCGAAGTTATGGCCGCGCCGCGTTGGATTAACCAACTATCAAAGAACCAACCGTCATTCGTCACAATTAACTGGATCGTAGATAGCCTTCTATTTTACGGCAACGCTTACCTTCGAGTAACAGAGCGTTATGCCGAGGACGGCCGTCCTTCAGCGTTTGAGTGGATCGCCAATTCTCGCGTAACCTTCACAACTGATCTTGAAGGCATCATGATCACGCAATATTATGTCGATGCTAACCCTATTGACATGAATGACATTGTAACTATTCAAGGGCTAGACGAAGGCGTGTTAGAACGCGCTGGCAAGACTATTCAGTCAGCGATCGACATCAACCGCGCTGCATCTATCTCAGCCGCAACTCCAATGAGTTCAGGCATCTTAAAGAACACCGGCGCAGACTTGCCACCGCAAGAAGTTTCAGGACTTCTAGCCGCATGGAAGCGCAGCCGCCAAAATAACTCGACTGCTTACCTAACTAGCACACTAGAGTTCCAGTCCACACAGTTCTCACCAAAAGACATGATGTACAACGAGGCAATTCAAAACCTTTCGACTGAAATTGCTCGCGCTATGAACGTGCCGGCTTACTATCTAAGCGCAGATCAAAACACGACAATGACTTATGCAAATGTCACCGAGGAACGCAAGCAATTTTATGCACTCAGCATTGAGCCATATATCCAAGCGATCCAGACACGCTTAAGCATGGACGATATCTCAACAGCAGGCCACGAAGTCCGCTTTGCTGTCTTTGATACATTCCTCAAGAATGATCCAATGGTGGAACTTCAGGTAATTGAGAAGTTGCTAACACTTGGACTTATTACAACTGAACAGGCTATGGAAATGACGGATTTGACTCCTAACGGAAGCGAAGGCATGTAATGGAAACCTTATACATCGAGGCTGCATCTATTGAGTGCAGCGAGGAACGCCGCGAAATCTCTGGCAAGATCGTGCCAATGGGAACAGGCGAAATCGGTAACACTAATCTTGGTGGCGTAGTCTTTGAAGCAGGATCTATTGAGATAGATGATCCAAGCAAGATTAAGTTGCTATCTCAGCATGATGTTAAGAAGCCTATCGGCCGCATGGTTACTGCAACCGTCCGACCAGACGGCATTTATGCAACTTTCAAACTAAGCCGCTCAACAGGTGGCAACGATGCGCTAGTTATGGCGCAAGAAGGACTGGTTAGCGGTCTTTCAGTTGGTGCGGAGATCATTGCATCAGCACCTTCACGCGCTGGACACACAGTAGTGACAGCAGCAAAACTAAAAGAAGTTTCTCTCGTAACTGAACCGGCTTTTAAGTCTGCTCAGGTTCTTGAGATCGCAGCAGAGGAAGTAGAACTCCCTGCTGAACCAAACACACCAACAGAAAGCGAGGCGGTCGTGGAAAATACTCCAGACACCGTAGCAGCACCAGAAGTTGAGGCAACGGCTGTTGAAGCCGCTCGCCCAACTGTTTCAGCACCTGTGTACGCTAAAGAGCGCACAGCACCTATCTCATCTACACAATACCTTGAAGCATCTATCAAGGCAGCACTTGGAGACGATGACTCACGCCGCGTAGTTCGCGCAGCAGATGACTCAACTTCAACTAACACAGGTCTGACACTTCCTCAGCACCTAAACCAGTTCATCACAGATACATTCACAGGCCGTCCAGCGTTTGATGCAGTAACACGCAACGCGCTTATTGACAGTGGTATGTCTTTCACTGTGCCTCGTTTGTATGCCAATGCGGCATCACCAGACACTCCACCTTCAGTAGCAGATGTTAACGAAGGTGCAGCAGTAACTGATGTTGGCATGACTTCAGCCTATGACACAGTGAACATCAACAAGTTTGCTGGCCTAAACCGCATCTCATGGGAACTCATTGACCGCTCATCTCCTTCATTCATGGAACTGCTTATGGCAGAACTTCGCAAGGCGTACGAGAAGGCAACAGACTCAGCACTACTAACTGAGTTGATCTCATCTGGTACAACTGCAACAGGCGTGGCAGCAACAGCAGCCGGTCTCCAGTCATTCATCTCTGTAGAAGGCGCAGCCGCATACAAGGGAACAGGCGGAGACTTCGCTAACAAGTTGGTTGTTAATACAGACCAATGGGCAGCGATCACAGGTTATGCAGACACAACAGGCCGCGCACTTTACTCAGCACAGGGCGCAACCTACAACGCATCAGGTTCAGCAGTCGCATCATCTGTTCGCGGTAACATTCTTGGAACCGATCTAATCGTTGACCACAATATCGCTGCTTCAGGCGTTATTGACAACTCAGCGTTCTTGATCGCTCCTTCATCTGTTTATGTCTGGGAGTCTCCAGTCACAAACCTTCGCTTGCAGGTTCTATCAACAGGCGAACTTGAGATCGCACTTTATGGCTACATGGCAGTTTATGTCGCGAAGTCTGGCAAGGGCGTTCGTAAGTTCAACCTTACTTAATAGTAAGTAACTAAGTCGCTGGAGGCCTAGTGCCCTTCTAGGCCTCCAGTCTTTAGAAAGAGGATTAAATGTCTTACACAACAGTTGCAGAGTTACGCAGCGCACTTGGCGTTGGCACTCTCTACGCTGATGCGACCCTGCAAGAAGTATGCGATGCAGCAGACAATGTGTTGATCCCTTTTCTATGGACTAATACGACTCCGATTATTGGGCATAGCAACAGCACTAACACCGGCACTTCTTATTTCAATGATTATGTCGATGATGTGTTCTATGTTGGCCAGACGGTAGTAATCTCTGGCTCAGGCGCTAAGCACAACGGTAGCAAGACAATTACAGGCGTTGGCGAAAAGGAAATTACTTACGCAATTACTGGCAACAATAATACTCCTGCGCCATTCCACCCTGTTAACCCTTTCGGCACAGTCGCGGCGGACACCTATGTTGATTACTCACTAATTCCTGCTATTCAAGAAGCAAGCCTAATGATCGCCATTGACATCTGGCAGAGCCGCCAAGCGCCTTCAAGCGGTGGCGTTACAGTTGACGGCTACGCTCCAAGCCCTTACCGCATGGGTAACACTTTGCTTGCTCGCGTTCGTGGCTTGCTTGCTCCATATCTCGATCCGCGCAGCATGGTTGGCTAACCATGACTGCCGCCATATCAACCCTTCGCGCAACTATCGCAGCAGCCTTAGTTGATAACGCGCTATGGTCTGTCTTTTCATTTCCGCCGGCTACTCCGATCGCTAACAGCATCGTGGTTAGCCCTGCCGATCCTTATGTGACACCAAATAACAACAGTTATAACACGATCGCACCGCTTGCTAATTTTAATCTTAATGTGTTCGTGCCTTTGCTCGATAACGAGGGCAACCTAAATGGTATTGAGGAAATGCTGGTAGCCATGTTTAACAAGTTATCTGCTTCCTCTATCGTCTATAATGTAGGAGATGTGAGCGCGCCTAGCGTTCTCAATGCTGCATCGGGCGATCTTTTAACCTGCTCAATGCAGGTGTCAGTCCTAACGAGTTGGAGTTAAACCATGTCCGAATGGGAAAAAGAACAAGCAGAGTTCCTGATCAAGATCGGGCAAACTCCTGCAACACCAGCACCAAAACCAGCAACTAAGAAAGATGAGGAATAAACCAAATGGCAGTATTTCTAAATAATGGAGTAGTGGTTACTGTTAACTCGGTTGACCTCTCAAACCATGTCACATCAGTAACACTTAACCGTACTTTCGATGAACTCGAAGTAACAGCAATGGGTGACTCAGGCCACAAGTTCGTAAAGGGCTTGGAAGCATCATCACTAACTATCGACTTCCTAAATGACACAGCCTCAGCAAATGTTCTAGCAACTTTGCAGGCTGCATGGGGAACTTCAGTTACCGTCACACTAAAGCAGACTTCAGCGGCTACATCAGCGACTAACCCTCTTTACACAATGACTTGCCTAGTCAACAACACAACCGATATTAACGGCGCAGTTGGCGATCTTGGCACTCAGAGCGTAACTTGGACAGTCAACGGCACAGTCGCAATTACAACAGCGTAATAACTAACTAAGGGGCAAGCATGGCAAAACTAAAGGTCACAAGGGCAGACGGAAGCGTTAACGAGTACCAGATCACTCCGGCGATCGAGTACGCCTTCGAGCAATATGCAAAGAAGGGTTTCCATAAGGCTTTTAGAGATGATGAAAAGCAGAGCGATGTTTATTGGCTTTGCTGGGAAGCAATTCGTCGGTCGGGTGAAACCGTAAAACCCTTCGGAGAGTCATTCCTTGAGACATTGACGCGAGTCGAGGTCTTAGACGATGACCCTTTGGAGTAACGCGAGAGTCCTTCACCTATCTCGTAGCGAGGCTATCGCTTGAGACTGGACTCTCGCCACAGACTTTAATTGAACTAGATCACACGATGTTCAGGACTTTACTTCAAGCCCTGAAAGACAGAGCAAAGGAGCAGAGCGATGCCAACAGAAGTAAAAGGCGCAGATAAACTTCGCAAAGCCCTTAAGCAATATGAGCCTGATCTAGCCAAAGAGACAACTAAAGAACTGGGCAACCTGCTAAAACCTATCGCTGCTAAGGCTCGCGGCTATATGCCGGCTGAGTCACCTTTAAGTGGCTGGGCTGCTCGATCTTTTAACGAGGGCAAGTTCCCTACTTATAATCCAACTATCGCTAAGCGCGGTATTACTTACAAGACATCTCCAAGCCGTCCTAATTATCGCGGTTGGCGTTCGCTAGTATCCTTGCTTAACAAGTCTGCCGCTGGTGCTATCTATGAGACAGCAGGTCGCAAGAACGCCGGCGGAAACTTCTCACCACGCTTAGGCGGCGATTCTAAAGGACAGGGCAAGATGCAAGGCCGCGGCATCTTTCGCGCTTGGAATGAGGATCAAGGCAAGACTCAAGGCGCAGTTATCAAAGCCCTTGAAGGCGCAGCCGCTAAGTTTAACGCTAAGACAGGTAACTATAAGTAATGGCAACTAATGTAAAAGTCGATATTGCCGCGGAGTTCGTTGGCCGCAAAGCCTTTAACGATGCAGTTAAATCAACTATCGGACTTAACTCTCAGGTTAAGACACTTGCTAAATCTTATGTTGGTTTATTCACCGTCCAGCGTTTAGGCCGCGCAGGTTTCAACGCTGCTAAAGCCTTTGCTCAAGATGACAAAGCGGCCAGAGTATTAACCCAGTCTCTAGATAACTTAGGCCTAGCCTTTGCAGATCCTTCTGTCAAGAACTTTATTGCTGATCTTGAAAAGCAGTTTGGTATCCTTGATGACCAACTGCGCCCAGCCTTCCAGCGTTTATTAACTACTACTGGAGATGTCGCTAAAAGCCAGCAGTTACTCCGCACAGCACTCGATCTAAGCGCGGCAAGCGGTGCAGATGTTGTATCTGTAGCAGGTGACTTATCAAAGGCTTATGTAGGCCAGACTAGATCCCTTGCTAAATACGGCATCGGCTTAACTCAGGCTGAACTCAAGGCGATGTCCTTCGAGGAAGTTCAGACAAGAATTGACGGCCTATTCGGTGGACAGGCAACTGTTGCAGTCGATACCTATGCCGGTGCGCTTCAGCGTTTATCGGTATCGGCTAATAATGCTCAGGAGATTATTGGCGGCGGCTTACTCGATGCACTCGCAGCCCTTGGCGGCGGTGGAGAAGGTGGACTTACTAACACTCTCAACCTTATTGAAAAGACTTCAACTGCACTTGCCACCTTCGTGCGCCGCTTCGGCGTAGGCGTTGGTCAGTTAGCAGCCCTAGCGCGTGGAGACTTAAAAGCCTTCCGCGCAATAGGCGAAGCCGAGATGAACCGAGGAGTTGACCGCTCAGGCATCACTCCAGCAATTCGCGCAGAGTTAACAAAGGCGGCAGCCGATAAGGCAGCGAAAAAGAACCGCGATGCTTTACTCAAGACAACTAAAGAGCAAACTAAGGCGATCAAGGAGCAGACAGCCTTGCAGAAGGCTGGCACTCTGTTTGATATCCAGCAGGCTCAGATCATCGCTGCACTTAAGGGCGATATCACAAACGAGGAGCGCACGCGCCAAGAAC